TGTCCTGTGTTTCTTGCCACAGGTCAGAGGCTTCTTTAGAGGCTTCACAGGGCGTTCTTTCTTGGTCTTGGGGGTCTTGTCCCTCTTGGATGGTTTTCGCTTCCTCTGGGGGTGTCTATTGCTCATTATTCGCCACCGTCTTGGAATAGTGCTTGCATCGGATGAGCCATGCCGATTCTGGATTCAATCAATTCGTCAAATTGCTTGGCGATGTTGTCCCAATCCAGATGGTCAAGAGCAAATTGTCTGGCGGCTTTTCCACGCTTCTTGGCTTCTTTTGGATTGTTATGAATCTGCAACAGAGCCTCTGAAAGTTCTTCAATATCAACGAGTCCCATTTTGACACCCCATCGGGGTCCGATGATGTTGTCTGAGCATGGAACAAGCCAGCCTCTGTCATCTCCAACGAGTTCAGCCCCTGTGGAGTTATCTGGCAGAATGATTGGGATTCCACATGACATCGCTTCTGCTGACGGGATTCCAAAACCTTCTCCACCTGTCGCCAGAACATGAGCATCGGTGCATCCAAAGATGTTCGCCATGTCCTCACGGCTGACTCCGTGTAGTGGATTGGATGCCATATCTGAGAATACAACATTGTTATGAAGCCCCATCTGCTTGATGAGGTCTGGGAGTTTCCAACCACCCATGTTCGCCATGTCTGTTGGGTCGCCACAATGCAAAACCAAGCCCAGAGCCTCTGGGTCGCCGCACTTATCCAGAGCGAGTTTGAGAGCCTCCAGCAAGCGAGGAATCTGCTTTCGATTGGTGTTGCGACCAACCGATGAAAACATTGTCTTGAACTTCAATCCCAATTTGCTTCTGAGAATCTCTTTGTCAGACAATGACATTGGCTTGAATACCTTCGTGTCCACGCCATGCCAGATGACAGGATTCTCAAGGTCTGGCTGGAGTCCGTATCGGTCAAGGTCTGGGAACTTCATCTCTGGGTGTCCAGAGCCATCGCTCTTGAACTCTTCAACAAAGTCAAGCCATGCCTGTTTTCCAAAGTGGCTCATCCAGAGATTGGTGTGAGTGTGTCCAAGAATGCGACTCCATTGGTGTGAGATTGGAACTCCGTCAATGGGCGTATATGCGATGTGAGGGATGCCTCTGTTGTTGGCTGACAGAACCATGTGGCCTGTGAACCAAGTGTCAATCAGAGATATGAATACATCTGGCTGAAAACTGTCCAGATGCACATCGAGGACAGATGGAGAGTTTGGGTCGCCCTCCGACAGTTTGTCTGCACCAAACTTGCCCAGACCTGTATGAATCATTGTCCAGCCTTCTTCATGGTTGATGTTCTCACCGTTATAGTCCCAGCCCATGACTTGAACTTCATGTCCCATTTTGACAAGACGCTTGATTATTTCACGACTGACAATTGCATATCCTGTTGGTCTGGTTGGTTGTTCGCTCGCCCATAGTATCTTTGCCATGTTGGGGTGTGAACCTCTAAAGCATTTCAAGGATTCGGAGGAATCTCAATTATTCTGACCAATATGGTGTGTATTGACTTCAATAAGGTGGGAATTAGGAACAAAACCATTGAGATTGAGATACTATTATAAGGGGCAACCTCCAGCATAAACCATGAGCCGCCCAACAATGTCTGACATGATAACCCACGCCCAAAAGAGCAAATCCAAGAAGCAAATCCGCTTCGTTGAAATCTGGCAAATCGTTGACACAGAAAAGGCTGAGGCATACGGCCACCTATCTGAGAAGGAATGGGCTAAATACACAGCAGGTTCAACCTTTGCTCAAGCATACGGCAACATGGGTTCAAAGGCTCTTGGAGATGCAATCTCATGGGCAACCAACAATCACACCCAACAGTTTGGAATGAACTGTGTTGAGTTCATCGTTTATGACAATGAAACCAACGAGGTTGTCAGACATTGGGTTCGTGCTTGAACTCAGAGTGCGGCGTATTCGCCAGAGGCTTTCAAGTCCTCAACAAGACCTTCTTTGGTCATGCCACCCATAGCCAATGCACCTGTGTAGTTCGCAAGACCCATTGGGTCTGCTTCACGCTTTAGGACAGCCAGATAAGCCGCCTTAACGAACTCGCCACCTTGAAGTTCCATGTCGAGTGCGACTTTAGAACCAGAAGGCTTCTTTGCTTTTTTTGGAGTCTCTGCAACCACCTCTTCAACCACTTCTGCGGCTGGTTCTTCTGCTGGAACTGCTTCAAGGAGAGCGACCAAATCTGCTTTGGTTGCATCTGCTTCTGCGGTCAGACCTGCTTCTTCAACAAGTTTCAGCAGTTTGGTTTTGGTGAGTTTCAAGAGGTCGCTCATGGGTCTTGGTCATCCTTGAGGGGTTTTAACGGTATTGGCGTGAATACGCTGATAAACCGACTCTGGAATCTGACATTTGCTGACGACTAAACCTCCTGTTGGATTGGGCATCCAATATCGGGGCATGGTGTGTTGTCAGTCGGTTTGTATATGCCGCCATATTAGCACCATGTCCCACCCTTTCTGGCGAACCAAAACTTGCTAATTTTAGGAACAAAACCATTGATATGACCAACGCATTGATATAGTAGTATGCACACGCAAGGATATGAGCCAATACCCATACCAAGTCAAAGAGACTGAGACTGACAAAATCCATGAAGTGTTTTTCCATAACACCACTACGGATGCAAGCACCGCTGAGATGTTTGTTTGCATCGAGGAATCCAAAGCAATTGACATGGGAATGACAGTCGTTGAAACAACAGTCAAACATGTTATCACAGGATGCACAGGCTCTGAATACTTAATCACAGAACCTCGCACATTCGCTTGGGTTTCAGTATCTGGCGATGACCGATTCACCGTTTTCACCATGCGTGGTGGCGAAGGTGGCCGTGATGTCTTTGACATGGATGGCAAAAAATTAAACTGATTCCAACAGGAAAACAAACGAATAAGGAGATGAAAAGAATGACATTTATACCAGCAGAATGGAACTACACAGAAGGCGAGGACATCACATTTGTCTATCACAGATACTATGGCGACAGAGATGAAAACGACAACCGCATCTATGAGCGTTCAACAATGACTATGCACAGCGAGTCTGACATTTACACTCATTGGAGTTATCTGTCTGGACACTCAGAAGTCGCAACATGGGCTGGATATGGATTCGGTCTTGAGTATGAAGGTGAAGAGACTTCTTGGTATCAAGAATGAGTTCAAACCTTCTTGGCAAAGGTCGGTCTGAGGAATCGCACTCTGCGTGTGTCCAGAGCGTGTTGAAGCGTTCCAGCACCCACCACAGGGTTCGACCCCGTTGCTGGCTCTGAGAGGTCTCCCTGCACCGTTAATTGGGGTGTTGCCTGTGGTGCATTCACCAGACCCACGAATGATGCTGAACTTGTCTTAACACCATATCCAGAAAACGGCCATGCGAGAAGCGCAGGGGCATCGTTTGAGATTGTCTTGCCTGTGGGCATCGGTTTGATTGTCGTGCCTTGAGAGGTGGTTCTGGCGAGGTTATTGTCCCATCCTTGAGCGAGTTCTGCCAGACGAGTGTATGTTGTCCCAGATGCCGCTGGTCTGCTGGAGGCATCCAAGTCTGGTGTATTGGCAAGAGTTCCTGTCCAAGCGAATGACGCTTGCTTCTGTATCTGTGGGCTGATGTTTGATGATGTCAGCCTTGAGCAACCCAGATGCTTTGGCGTTCCTGTGTCTGTGCCGTCGCATAAGAAGGTCATAGAGGCGTTTAGAGGGTTCAGAGGGGCTAAGACCGTCTGAGCCATGTTGAAGGCCGCACCGCCGTTGTATAGGTTCAATCTGTTGGTGTAGTTTGGATATGCTTTGGCAACCATGATGTCAGACATCAATCCATCGAACTTTTCTGATGCGAGAGTTCCAAGAGTTCCTCTGCCGACTCGCCATTGAGTTATGAGAGAGAAGTCTGGACAGCCACCAGCCAAAAGTCCAGATTGGTCTGTCCCGTTGACCATCACATTCCATCCGTTGTCATAATTCTGGAACAGGATATGATTCCATGTATTGAGGCTAATAAGACCTGTTGAACTCACGACTGTCGCTGGGTTGTTATCCCACATCATGTCAATGCCAGAGCCGTTCATGGTCAGAGATACTTGAGGAACTCCAGCCGCATTTTCTAATTGCATGAGTCCTTTTGCACCTGTGATTGTTCTGGGCTTGACCCAGAATGAGATGGTGTATTCGATGCCAGATGCGACATTCGGGAATACCAGATTGACATCAGCCGCTGACATCAAAAACGAATCTCCCAGCGTCTGTGCTGGCGATTTCCATGAGATTGATGCTGGATTCCAGACTCGTCTGGTCGCACTTTGCCATTGGGGAGTGGTTCTGGCAAATCGCATCAGAGAGTTTGCACCAGATATTCTGCCCATGTCTCACGATTCTGATTCTGGGTTTATGTCGGTATCGGGTTCAATATCCATTAACTCTTCAATCTCACCCTCCATCTGCTCACCTTTTCTGAGCCTCAGAATCAAACCCTTCATTCGCTTGACTTCTTTGCTTGTCAGCGTTGCGCCTTGTTCTAATTTTCTGGTGAAGGTATCGAGGTCGTCTTGAACTTGCATATCTGGACCCGATTGTTGATTCTGCCCTCGTTGCTTGCGCCTCTTGCGCCTCCTTCTCTTGGATGATGTCATCAAGTCATTGGCAAACATCTGGTTCTCTGCACCAGCCTTGCCAGCGGCAATCCAGATGGAATCTTCACCTGTCTCAAGTGCCTTGCGATGTTCCAGATAATGTTCCTTGCGATGGCAGTTTGAACAGATGACTTCGCACTTGGCAATCTCTTCAAGGATGCGCTTCTTGCTTGAGCCAGCAGAGACCAGACTTGACACGATGGTGTCCTTGTCCTCGTGATTCTTATGATGGAACTCTAAAGCCCAAGCGTTTTCCATGCCAGACAAGCCACACTTGGAACATGCCATGCCTTCTTTCATCTGGCGCATCCATTCACGAATCTGCTTCTTGCGTTGCTTGACCTGTGCGACCCTCTGAGACTTGTTCCTGTGATACCACTTCTTATGATAGTCCTTGTTGTATTGCTTGCGCTTTACAGGGTCTTTGTAAGGCATTGAACAGAATCAACGCCCAGCCGCTTTATGTCAGTTCTGGTCGAAGTCTGCCAACGCTTTGGCTATGTCAATGAATATCATTCGGATATGCTTTGCCTCAACATCTGGGCTGGATAGCGTGATGCCAAGCACATTGAAATGCTTTGCATCTGACTCCGCATGGAGTTTTTCAAGCAAGCCATACACAGAATAAATGATGGCTCTGCCACCAGATTCCAGCGTGAAAACTTCATCTCTGATTCCCTTTGCTTCAAGGGCTTTTTTCACAGATGCCAGATTCATTCTGACCACTCCACTTCATCAACCCAATCTGGTTGAGTTTGGGATGAATCCCAATCCACATTCCAATCCATTTGAATCACGCTTCTCTTGGTGTGAGTGGCGCATCAAGGC